ACAACACCAACAGTAACAACTTGGTCAAATATATCTAGCGGAAACTCACAATGGCAATAAGTAGAATAACTTTCGGGGAGTGGACTCCAGATCAGCCAGGTCTAGCCAATGGCTTACAAAGGGCAGAAAATGTCTTTTCTAAAGCTGTGGGTTATGGTGCTATCAATGCAGCAGAGGACTATTCGGCAGCAGCATCCGAGAACCTAAACAATGTTGTAGCTTCTAAAACAACAGCAGGCGCAACCATAGTATTTGCTGGTGGTGCTACCAAATTATTTAGGCTAGATGCATCAGACCTATCATTAGATTCTGTAGTCAAAGCTAGTAGAACGATTACTAATGTTGTCAGAACAAGCAATGTTGTTACTATTACTACATCGGTTGCTCATGGGTATTCTGTGGGTGATGCGCTAACAGTAACAGCAACTTCTTCAACAGGTGTTAATGGTGCAGCTATTGTTGATACAGTACCAACAACTACGACATTTACCTATATCAAAGCAGGCACAGACATTGTTACTACTGCCGATACAGGCACAGTAACCTTTTTATATACAACTCCTACAAATCAGCGTTGGAGATTTACTCAGTTTGGTAATGTGTTAGTTGCAGCGAATGGTGGTAACAGGCTACAGGGATACAATGTAAACTCAAGTTCTACATTCCAAGACTTAGCCTCCGATGCTCCTCAATCTAGGTATGTAACAGTAGTTAGAGACTTTGTAGTGTCAGGCTATGTAAATAGCTCTACTGTATATCCAAACAGGGTGCAATGGTCAGCGTTAGGAGACGAATCCTCTTGGGCTAATTCTGCAACGACACAGGCAGACTTCCAAGACATTCCCGATGGTGGCTCTGTAGTCGGTCTTACAGGTGGCGAGTATGGTCTAGTCTTTATGGATCGTTCTATCCATCGGATGTCATATGTTGGTAGTCCTTTGGTGTTTCAGTTTGATAATATCAGCAGAAACCAAGGGTGCTACGAGGCAAACTCCATTATTCAGTATGGTGGAACATCGTTCTTCTTATCAGATGATGGCTTTTATGCCTGTGATGGACAACAAATATTACCAATTGGAAACGAAAAGGTTAATCGTTATTTTTGGTCAGATGTAGATGATGGTTTAATAAACCTAATGTCTGCTGCGGTAGATCCATTTAGAAAACTTGTTGTTTGGGCGTATGCATCTCAAGCATCTGCAACTGTAGATAAATTACTTATCTTTAATTATCAAACAAACAAATGGACTAGTGGAACAACTAATGCTAGTAGAGTAGCTTCTTCTTCTACACCATCCTTTACATTAGATGGCATGGATGTATTTGGCAACCTAGAACAGATTTTGTCTAGTTTTGATGAAAGGGTATGGCTTGGTGGCAAGATGCAGTTTGCTGGTGTACGAAATACCAAGATTGTTACTTTTTCAGGTGCAAACAATACAGCCTACATTGAGACAGGCGATATTGAGATGCCAGGCACAACTGCTGCTATTACTCTTGCTAAACCGATTGTAGATGGTGGCTCTGGAAGTGTTGCATTGTTCTCTCGTAGGCTTCTAAGTGAGCAAGTCGTATTTGGTTCTCAGACAGCAGCAGATGCAGAAAATAGAGTATCTATTCGTGGTGTCGGAAGGTATCATCGTCTACAATTAACTCCTACAGGTCAATGGAATAACACAGTAGGGATTGATGTAGAAATGAATCCATTAGGAACTAGATAATGTTTCGATTATTACCTCCATTTGGTGCAGACCAAAGGGGCGTTGCCGAAGTAGTCAATGGCATTATGAATGGCAAGACTAACAATACAGGGTCGGTAACTCTAGCAACAGGCGGTGCAAGCACTACAACCATTACAGATGCTCGTATTGGTGTAGATTCTGTCATCTTGTTGATGGAAACAGACGATACATCAGCCACAGCGTATTACCCTTATTTAGCGGTACAAGACGATACAGATCAGGCAGCGACAACAACGACAGCAGCCAATGTTATGTCGTTTTCTACAACTGATTATGCGTTAGGTGCAAGTCTAGTAAGTAATACAAAACTGACAGCAGAATACTCTGGACTCTACAACATTCAGTTTAGTGTGCAGTTTAAAAGCACAGTTAATGATCCTGAGTTTGTAGATGTATGGTTTAGAAAAAATGGTACTAATGTAGCAGCATCAAACAGTAAATTTGGTATCTCACAAAGAAAAAGTGCAGGCATTCCAAGTCATATGATTGGCTCATTAAACTTCTTTATTGGTTTAGAGAAAAACGATTATGTAGAGTTAGCTTGGAGACCATCTGATATTGGTGTAACGATTGAGCATTTTGGTACAGATACTTCACCTACTAGACCGGCAACACCAAGCATTATTGCCACAATGAGTTATCTCTCATCGAATGGCTATACCAGTAATCTTTTTACAATGCCTTATATATCGGCAGTAACCAACGGAAGTGCCACTATTAGCCATCCAGCTAATACAGTATCAGGCATGACTTATAAATACATCATCGTAGGATAAAGGAATAATTATGGCAATTGGAGACTCAACAATGTTGAACCCATTTTTAACACAATCGTTTAATTCAATCGGACAATTGCCTCCTATTCCTAATAATTTTCAGGGTGATATTGGTTACTTTAGTTCACCAGAATATCAGGCGTTTCTAAGTTCTAGCATGACAGAAGATGGTATGCCTAGAATGGAAACAGCAGATTTGGCGTATAGATCTCCTTTTTTTGGTTCTGGATTATCAACTTCTCGTGGGCAAAGACAAGATAAGGCATATCAAGATTATTTAAATCGCATACAAGGAGCGCCCGTAGTAAATCCAGGTGATCCAGTTACAGGAGAGTTTATTGCGCCAAGAGCACCAAATAATTTTGCGTATGAAGATCCTGAATTTTCTAGAAGGGCTGCTGAAGAAGTCAGAAGAATAAGCAATATATATTCCAATCCTATTGGTTTTCTACCTAGCGAACCTATCACACCTGGCACACCAGATGAAAAGGCATCTAAGATAGATGCTGGTATCAGACCATTCTTAACAGAGGGTTTACGCCAAGCTCAAGAAGTATTTTTGCGCCAACAACCACAAATGTTTCCTGGTCAAACTTATGTAAGCCCATCGGAACAAACATTACAAGCAATACAGGCTCAAGAAAATATTGCTCGACAACAATCTCCTGTTCTACAACAGGCTCAAGAGGCTTATCAATCGTCTTTAGGTCAAGTAGGACAGACTGCTGCCGGTGGTTTCTTAAATGCAAACCCCTACCAACAAGCAATGATGGAGGCTGCGACTCGCCCACTAACCCAACAATTTAGCCAAGAAATATTGCCTGGCATATCGAGCCTTTACAGCAAGTCTGGTCGTTTAGGTAGCGGTTCTATGGAAAGAGCATTAGGAACGGCTACAGAGGGCTTTGGTCGTGCATTGGGCGATGTAACTTCTAACCTTGCTGGATCACAGTACCAACAGGAAAGAGCAAGACAACAACAAGCTCAGTTTCAACAAGCTGCATTAGCTCAAGCAGCACCCCAAATTTATGGTCAGCAGTTCTTGCCTTCTCAGACACTAGGACAAGTTGGCGCACAAAGAGAGGCAATTTCAGCACAACCTCTACAAGAGCAGATGAGTCGATTTGCTTACCAACAGCGTTTACCTTACGAGCAGTTGTCAGGCTATTTATCGTCTGTCTACGGCTCACCACTTGGTCAGTTTGGAACTCCTGCTGCACAGCCAACCTATCAAAACAGAACGGCAGGCGCGCTTGGTGGTGGTATTGCAGGCGGTTTAGGTGGTTACGCACTAGGCAGTATGTTGCCATCTAGTTTCTTAGGTGGTTATGGAGGTATAGCTGGTGGTGCATTAGGAGCTTTAGGTGGTGGGTTACTAGGTGGTGGTTACTTCTAATTGCTAGTAAGACGATATAGCCCTCAACAAATACAGGCTCAATGGTCTGTAATAGAGGGTTATATTGATCAAGCATTAGAACAAAGTGAGTGTGATGAGTATGATTCTGCGGATCTTAAAAAATCCTTAGAAAGTGGATTACTAGATTTGTTTGTGGGTGTAGAACAAGATAAAATACAAGGTGTCATCGTTATATCTTTTGTTCAATATCCTAAACAAAAAGTAGCTTTTATTTGTGCATATGGTGGTAAGTTTGTAACAAATAAAGAAGCATATAAACAGTTGTGTTTACTTTTTAAGTCTTTTGGAGCAACGAAAGTTCAAGGTTATGTTAGGCAGTCTTTAGCAAGACTAACTCACAGGCTTGGATTTATAGATAAACAAATTTTGATAGAGCATAAATTATGAGATTTAATAATCGAGCTTGTGCCTTAATGGACATTCCTGATCTGCCACAAGGTGCTTTTGAGCATATTGGCAATGGCAAGATTAAGCCACAAGGTGGTGGCGGTGGATTCATAGGAGATTTTGTAGAAAATACTGTTGGCTCTGCTGGAGATTTTGTAGAAAATACTGTTAGCTCTGCTGCGGATTATGTAGGAGATCAAATACAAGAAATAATAGATGATCCTGTAAAAGCTGCTGCTAAAGTTGCTGCCGTTGCTAGTGGAAACGCATGGGCATTACCTCTTATTGAAGGTGTAGACACAATAGAAGAAGGTGGAACTTTAGAAGAAGGTCTTTTATCTGCCGGTAGGTCTTATGTAGGACAACAAATTGGTTCTCAATTAGGTAGTCAATTTGGTGGTGGTGGGTATGGTACAGGCGAAGATTTTAACATGGGCGAGTTTAACGCAGGCGAAGATTTCAATATGGGAGTCTCGCTTGGCGATGCTGATATACAAGAGGGTGGATTTTATGGTGGTGGTGCTACACCAGAAGCAACCATCATACCAGGCGAACTAGGAGACATTATCCTAGATGCAAATGGTAATGTAGTTTTATCCTCTGGCTCTGACATACTACCAGCACCTAGTTCTTTTAACATTACTCCTAGACAAGCCTTACAAGCCCTTAGATCTGGAAGTAGTTTGTTAGGTGGTAGACAACAACCAATGCAACAACCACAGATGATGATTGGTGGCGCACAAACTAATCCGTATGGTGGCGTAGATTATTCAGGATTATTAAACCTGCTTACACCAAGAATGACAGCAAGAAATCCAAATTCTTTATTAGGATAAATTATGGCAATTGATCTATCAGCTTTATTCGGACAGCAACCAGACTATTCTCAGTTTATTAGTCCTGCCGAGACACAAAGGATGCGGTCTGGTGCTAACCAATCAGCCTTGCTAAACGCTGCTATTGCTTTACTAGGATCGTCTGGACAAACAAGACAACCTATTAGCACAGGACAGGCTTTAGGTGGTGCATTAGGTGCAGGGCTAGAAGGCTATAACCAATCATTTGATCGCAGTCTAAAGCAGATGTTAACTAATATGCAGTTGGGTGAATTAAAGAAAAAACAACAAGCAGAATTACTAAAACAACAAGAAGCACAACAACTTAAAAGTATTATTACTGGTGGTGCTACTCCTAGATATGGTACAGCAGAAGCTATTATTCCTACAGAAACTTATGAAGATGTAAAAACTACTGTTCCTAAGTTAGTTGGGTTTGATTATGATTTACAAAAAATAATCCCACAATTACAGGCTACAGGTAACTTTGGTGCTATCAAAGATATTTCTGAAAGCATGACTGCATTACGCAAAGCAGGGTTTATGTCAGGTGATACACAAGCACCAAGTCCATTTGCACCATACATAATGTCAGAAAGCCCACAAGTAAAAACACTTGCAACTCAACTGCAAACTGCTTTTAACAAAGGTGTAATTACAGAAGAACAAGCATACCAAAGATTACAACCATTAGCTCAAATGGAAACAAACTATTTGCAAAGTAGAACATCCGCAGAAGAAAAAGCAGCAAAAGCAGCAGAAGGCAAAAAGCCAACAGAAAGCGAAGCAAAAGCAGCAACACTTGCTGGTCGTTTAGAGGGTTCTTTAAAAGATTTACAAGGCATAAAACAAGAAGCCTTAAAACCAGAAGTTATTCCATCATTGTTACAAGGATTATCTATTGTTCCTGGCGCAGAAATGTTAGCTGGAAAAATATCGTCTGAAGATAGATTAAGAGCAGAAGCAGCACAATTAGATGCACTAGATGCTGCATTAACACTTGGTACTGGTGCAGCATACACAAGAGAACAATTAAGAGGATATGCAAAATCTTATTTTCCTCAAATTGGTGATACTCCAAATGTTATATTAGAAAAAAATGCTAGATTTGAAAGATTAGTTGCTTTAGCTAGAGAACAAGCAGGCACAGCAGGAAAAAGAATAGACACAGCAACAGAAAAATCCAAGCCTTTTAATCCAAATCAATTTAAAAAAGATAGAGGTTTAGAATAACATGGCATACGAAAAGTTTGAAAGAGTTTTGCGTAATGTAGATAAACTTAGTTCGCAGAATGTATCTGCAAAAGAACTAAATCAATATCTACAGTCTGAGGGATATACGCAAGAACGATTTGATTCTGCTGTTAAAAATTATTCTTCTGCCAAGGGATTAAAGTCAGAATATGGTGCAATTCGTGCTGGACTGCAAGGTTTAACTTTTGGCTTTAGTGATGAAGTAGAGGCAGGAATAAAGTCTTTATTAAACAAAAAACCATACGATCAAAACTTAGCAGCCATTCAATATTCTAAACAACAATATGAGTTTGAAGAACCTGTAATGTCTACAGCAGCAGAAGTTGTCGGTAGCTTGCCTACTGCGTTTTTGGCTGGAGCAGGTGCTGTCAAAACAGCACAGATGCTGCCTAGAGTATCACAAGCAATACAGGCTATACCTAGCAAACTAAGAACATTAGCAGGTGCTACTGGTGCTGGTGCAGGATTTGGTGGTATTACAGGAGCAGGTACAGCAGAACCAGGACAAAGACTAGAAGGTGCTAAGACAGGAGCGCAAGTAGGTGCAATATTAGCACCAGTTACCTTAGGTCTTGCATCTGCTGGCGGTGGTGCAATTAAAACTGTATCCGAAAAGTTAGGTGTTCCAGAGGCTACTGCAAAGATTGTAGAAGCAACTAAAGATATTCCTATAGTTAAGTCTATAACAGGCAAGACTGCTGAATACTTTAATTTAGGTCAAGATGCAATACAACGCAGAGCAGACACTAAAATTATTCAAGCTCTACAAAGAGATGGATTGTCTATTACTGATGTTAAAACAGCAATGGACACTATTCGAGCAAATGGTTACAAGCCAGAAACAATCATGGAGTTCGGTGGCAAAGCTACCAAACAACTTGGTGAAACTGTAGCAAGCTATCCTGGTGTTAGGGCAATAGCGGAAACAGTAGCAGAAGAAAGAAAAACTGGTGCAGGTAATCGTATTCTTACGGACTTCCAAAAAGCCTTCCAAGTAGATGCAGACCCAATGGACATTGCTAATAATGTTATTAAGTTAAGACAGTCATCATCTGCACCTTTATATAAAACTGCATATCAAAAAGATGCTTTGATTGGTGGAGAATCAATTGATAAACTTATGCAAGATCCTGCATTTAAAAGAGCATATGAAAGAGCCGATAGATTAGCCCAAAGAGAAGTAGATGAGACTGGTAATATTATTGGCACAGCTTTACCTGAATTAAAAGAAAAAGGCAATGTGTTTGATCTAAGAACTATTGATCGCATTAAGCGTGGTATTGATGCTGAAATTAACTTTAGCAAATTGCCTACATCTGGCTTAGAAAAAACAGAAGTAGATTCTATTAAAAATCTACGATCTGTATTTATGAATACTGTAGATAACCAAGCACCTATAGAATACAAACAAGCACGACAAGCATTTGCCGGTCAAAGCGAAATATTGGATGCTATAGAAAATGGCAGAAACTTCTTTGATATAGATGCCAGACAATTAAATCAAATCTACAACAAATTATCTCCATCAGAAAAAGATGGGTTCTCTGTTGGTGCGTATGATGCTATTCGCATGAAAATCAGAGAAGGTGCTGATGGCATGGATATGGTTCGTAGGACATTTGGTTCAGCAGAAAAAAGAGACCAGATTAAAGAACTTATTGGTACAGATGCCTTTGAAACACTTAATAAGCAATTAAGTAGAGAAAAAGATATTCGTTCTACAGATATTCGTATATTAGGTGGTAGCCAAACACAACCAAGACAAGTAGCTCAACAAGAGTTTGAGGGTGCTACAGAACTAGTGCCAACTATGGCACAAAAAGGTATTGGTAAGGGCGCAATGGATTATTTAATTAGGTCATTTAGTGGAGTTGGTGGTAGAACAGCAGAACAACTAGCACCTGACCTTTTTTCTGTAAACCCTCAAGCACAAACTACCATGTTAAATAGACTGTCTTTATTAGATGATTATTTAAGACAACAAGCATTAAGGTCTCAAGTAGGTGCAGGAGTTGTAGGAACATCACCATCTTTATTAGATTAAAGAAAGTTATAATTAAGGAAAATCATGGCATATACAAAATACTCACTAACCCCTGCTAATAACACAGCAGCACCTCCAGATGGTGCTCCAGAGGGGATGCTCCCATCAGCAGTAAACGATACTATGCGCGATATGATGGCACAGATCCGAGACTGTGGAGATGGTATTCGGGGTGGTACATATACCATGACTGCTCCTGTAATTACTGGCGGCTCAATCAACGGAACAGCTATCGGTGCTACTACAGCATCTACAGGTAAATTCTCTACATTGACCAACTCAGCACTTACCTCTGGTCGAGTAACCTACGCTGGCACAAGCGGAGTTCTGCAAGACGATGCCGACTTTACCTTTAACGGCACTACAGTAACAATGGCTAATGATGCTTCTATATCAGGTCTTACTGTTGGTAAGGGTGCTGGTGCTGTAGCTACTAATACTGTTGTTGGTAGCGGTGCATTTGCAACAAACTCTACTGGTGCATTTACTACTGCCGTAGGTAGAAGTGCCTTATCTTTAGCTACTGTTTCTCAAAATGATGCTTTTGGATATTCAGCTTTAGGCGCTACTACTACTGGTGCATTTAATGTGGCAATGGGCGTCAATGCTTTAGGCAATAACACGACTGGCGCAAGTAATACTGCATTAGGAAATTCTGCACTTCAAGCAAACACCACCGCATCTAATAACACAGCAGTAGGTTATCAAGCTGGGTATAGTAATACTACTGGATATAGCGGTGTCGCAATAGGGTATCAAGCTCTCTACAGCAATACCACAGCCGAAAGAAACGTAGCTGTCGGAAAAGACGCTATGAAGTCAACTACCACTGGAAATGTAAATACTGCCATTGGGGACAGTGCATTAAGAGACAATACTACTGGTGCGGCTAACGTGGCTTTGGGAACAGCAGCATTACAAACAGCTACTACAGCTAATAATAATACAGCTATTGGTTATACGTCTTTACTTTCAACTACAACTGGTGGAAATAACACAGCATTAGGCAAAGAAGCTCTTTACTCAAATACTACAGGCAGTACAAATACAGCATTAGGCTATCAAGCACTCCAATCAAACACCACAGGCACACTTAATGTGGCAGTGGGAGATGGAGCATTAGGAGCAAATACTACTGCTAATAACAACTCTGCTTTTGGTAGTGGATGTTTATCTAGTAGCACAACTGGAACAAATAACACAGCAATAGGTCGTTTAGCACTTAATGCAAACACCACCGCATCTCAAAACACAGCATTAGGCAAAGATGCTGGCGCTGTAATCACAACTGGCGGTAATAATATTTGCATTGGCTATCAAAGTGGATATGGTGCTATTGGTTTAACTACTGGTTCAGGAAATGTGTTGATAGGTTATGGTGCAAGTACCGATGCTGCTGCCGATACTAATGAACTTGTAATTGGTGCTGGCACAAATACAACCCCTAAAGGTAAGGGTTCAAATACAGGTTTTATATTTACAAATAATGGTTCTTCTTTTGGTGGTATTTATCAAGGCAATAATTCATCTAGTTGGACTACTGTATCTGACCGCAGACTTAAAAAGAATATTGTTGATAACAACACTGGCTTAGACTTAATTAACCAAATTCAGGTACGCAACTTTGAATATCGTTTGCCAGAAGAAGTTGATGCTGAACTTAAGCCAACCGATGCTATTAATCGTACAGGCGTTCAGCTTGGTGTTATTGCTCAAGAAATTGCTGAAGTATCCCAAGAGTTTGTAAAGACAGAATCAACAGGCGTTATGTCAGTAGACTCTGACAACCTTACTTGGTATCTAATTAACGCAATAAAAGAACTTAAAGCAGAAGTAGATTCACTAAAAGCACAACTTAACAAATAGGAGTAAAAATGACTGAAATTACCGCAGAAGAAATTGCTCGCCATTATTCCGCATCAATGGATTCAGTAAACCTGTTAAATGCTGGTAAGCCTGAAGATATGGCTGACGATGAGTGGGCTGATACTGTTGCTCGGAACAAAGAGCATCTCAAGATTATGCTGGCTAAAGACTTTTGGACAACGGAAGATTTAGCACCGCTAGAAGCATCTGCACAATGAAACAGACCATTCTTGATGCCGATGGCAATGTGATGACGGATGCGTACATTGCGAGCTTGCCATGATTGATTTAGTAGATAAGAACGAGGCAGCCTTGTCTGCTCACGAAGCTGTCTGTGCTGAACGCTACACAGGAATCAACGCTAGGCTAAAACGCTTAGAACAGATCCTAATAGGTTCGGCAGCTTTTATTATTGCTATTCTACTTTCTCTTGTCTTGAAATTAAATTAAGCCTATGAACTATGTCCGATCAATTTGGGTTTTTAGAGGGTGCAAAGTCATTTAGCGAAAGCGTAAAGACAGGCAAAGAAGCAGGCAAGGCTATCGGATCGTCTATCGAGGATGTCCAAAAAGAAGCAGCCTCGGTAGCACAACAAAAAGCCTTAGAACGCAGAAGGCAGATCAGAGAAGTAGAAGTAGTAAAAGAGCAGTATTTCAAAAGAGCCATGATCCAATGGCAAAAACAAGAAGAAATTAGAATAAAAGAAGAACAAGTCAAGAAAGACTTTGTGAAACATCATGGTCAAAAGCGATGGTCAGAAGTAGAAACTATTAAAGCAAAGATTGAAAAACAAGAGAAGGAAATAGAAAATGAATTTAGAAAAGATTTGGCAGAAGTGCGTAGAGTTATGTATATGTGTTATGCGTTGGCTGCAATCGTTGCCTGGTATCTTACTTGGGGTCATAAAGGGTAAATAATGTTTACACTCATCTCTACAGCTTTGTCCTTCCTAATGGGTGGACTACCTAAACTCTTAGACTTCTTTCAAGACAAGTCCGATAAAGCCCATGAATTAGAACTAGCCAAGATGCAAACGGAGAGAGAACTCCAGATGCTAGAGAGAGGTTATGTTGCACAGGCTAAGATCGAGGAGATTCGTACCGATCAAGTCCAGATGCAGACTCAAGCACAAGAACGCA